TTACCATTTATTTTCATATGGTAACTCCATGCAACAACTGAAACAAAGTTCCAATAAATTCAAACACTTGGGAACCAAGTCATGTTTTCCACATGATTTACAAACGACATAAATCATTCTTCTTCCTCCACGTAACGTAATACGATTACATCGTCATCCGATTTCGAATAATAAGTGACTTCGGCTGGAACCCAAGTCCATTTTCCATCTCGCTTTACTCGCCAATATAACTTCGCCATGTATACAGGGTGCATACACGACTATATCAATATGACCATGAACCAGCGCCAAATCCGCCGGTTAATGCCTGACTAAAACTACGCCAATAAGATCGTTGAACGTCATCGGGCTCGTCCTCAATGACGTTGGCATAACTTTGAACAATTACAGCACTGGTGTATGTCACAGCAACACCCAGTCCAAATGCGCCCATGGCAACATAAGTTCCCGGACCGCCTGCTCTCGTCAAATCTGGACGAGAAGAATAAGTTCCACCACCTTCCGTGGTGTAATGAGTCGGAGCGGTCTTCGGATCAATAACACGAGGGCCGCTATGTGGATTGTACCAGTTAATACCGGATAATCCAGTTTCGTCTTCAAGTTGGTGTCCCAATACAGTCGTAAAGAACTCAAGAACAAAACTCACTCAACCCACTCCGTTCCGCATGCTTCGCACACATAGTGAATTATGGGTTGATGTGGATCGTCATCAATAACGACGCCACAAACCTTGTTTGAATCACACTTTGGACACAAAGTATCACTTCTTTCGGCGTGTGTTCTTCTTTTTCTTGTTGACAGCAACAAGTTTCTTGGTCGATTTTTTACCGTCAGTGTAACGGTATCGAACCAATTTTCCGTTCTTCTTGAACGACTTACCATACTTGTAAGCCATCAAAAGCACATCCCACTAACATTGGCAATAAGTTTGTCAGATATTCCAAGCAAGTGTGCCAGAATCATGACGCCAATGAGTTCAATTCTGTTTTCCTTCACAGCGCACAAAATTCGTGCGGCGGCAGTTCCTGCCTGTGCAGTTTCAACAACGGGCGACGTCGACATCAGTATGCCACCGCCATGTAACCCTTGTGTTTTCCCGGAACAAGATCAATTGCAAGATACATCGATGTGTCCGGCAATGGCAATCCAGTTACTGGATCAGCTGGAATAGTTGCAGGATCCAAATTCCAATCAAATCGGATTAATCCACAATTAAATAATCCACCATCAACACGTGTCTTACCGCCAACGGTTGTGCCCGAAACAAAACAAACTGCATGCAACGATGCATCAGTCTGATTTTGAGATCCACCCGGATAATACTCCTGTTCTTCGCCGGCAATGCCAACTCGATAAGGTGGAACATTGTTCTCATCCTCAATGTCAGTTCGGATTTCGTCAAGATTATCAGCGACGTCAAATACGTCGTTCATCCATCCACCATCTCCGGGTGTATTTGGATCAACATCTTGAGGCCGACTTCGGGACAATCCATATCCATGGATCATGCCCTTGGAAACTTGGTCGTCCCCATCTGTATAATCTGCACCTACAAAATGTAGTTGAACTGCATCGGGTTCTAATGCACCCCCATCAACAGGCAATTGAATTGTAGAGTAAACCCACTCTCCATTCTTTGCAATCTGATCGTTCCGATCAACCGGCAACAAAATCGAATTCTGTACTGCCGGAGATTGACTGATAACTTGCTTAACGCTAGTAGTCATCTCTTGGTCTAAAAAGACCTTAAAATCACGGTAACGTGCTGCGATCGTTGGCTGGTCGTCAAGAACTTGGTCTTGAGATTTCATCCAAAGCATTTTCGATTTCTCATATGCATTTTTCGCCATCCAAGTATCGGGGACTTTGCTAACATCAAATTCCCCAGTAGTATTGGCACCGGTATGCAAAGACATACCCGCAACAGCCCACGTCAAACCTTGCCTGTAGAAACGGCGGTTGGCGGCTGAACATGCCAAACTGAGATCCACGTAGTTACTTTGATTGGTTGGATCAATATGGAACCACAATCGTGTAACTGCTGGTTGTATAGAGGACTTCTTTCTACGGGCCATGCCTCTACCGTAAAGAAAGGGGTCTATAATTAATTCCCCCGTAGCGCCAGCGGTCAAACTCTGTGACCTCCCTACGAATAATGTCACCGTGACACTCGCCCCGGATTCCATTCTTCTTCGCCCTTCCACCGAAGGTGACAGACTAAAATCGTTGCCATTCGATGTTCGGGTTTAGACATCTTTGAACAAACAGTCATCAAAGCCGTCCTGCGGGTTACAACAACCGAAATGGCATCGGATTGTCCCGCCCATAATCCGCACTTTACGGTGATGCCTCACCGGTAGAGAAGATTGTGCAGATTTCTTACCGCACTCGCATAGCCACGGGACTACGCTTTCGACGGTTCCGTAGATTTCCATCACGGATCTACATACATTGCATTTACCATTTATTTTCATATGGTAACTCCATGCAACAACTGAAACAAAGTTCCAATAAATTCAAACACTTGGGAACCAAGTCATGTTTTCCACATGATTT